GCTATATACAACGACACAAGCACGAATAAAGACGTGTTTAAGTTTATTGATATGACAACAGACGGCGGCACAACAGCGGCCGACACCACACTGGGCTTGAACTTTACAGTTAACGCTGGTGGATCTGGTACAGTTACAACAAACGTATAAAACTAAGCCGTCTTCGGGCGGCTAATATCTCTTAAGGGGATTAAGCATGGCAAAGCCACTAGGCAGAGGACAGCCAACAAAATACAATAATAAGATAGGTGAAGAAGTTTGTAACCTAATTATGACGGGCCTTTCAGTAACCAAAATTTGCCAATTAAAAAACATGCCTCCGCGCTCAACGTTGAATGGTTGGCTTGTTAAAAATACAGATTTCTCGTACCGCTATGCACAGGCACTTCAATTTAGAACCCATTTAAAAGCAGAAGAAAGACACGAACTAATAGAATCGGCCTTTCTTGATATTGCGGCATTGCCAGAGGGTGTAAATGGTAACGCCTGGATTACATTGGTTAAGGAGCAGATTAGGGCTATAGAATGGGATGCTGAAAGATTGGCGGCTAAACGGTATAAGTGCAAAGAAGACGATACCGACAAGGGTGCAGCACAACCGTTAACAATTAACTTTGAAGTATCAGAAGCGGTTAAAGATATCAAAGTGACAAATGCCGACACTTAGCGCACCGCAAAACATATTCCTTAATGGTTTAAAAACCAAGTATAGGGCGTATGTTGGTGGATTTGGTAGCGGCAAAACTTTCGTTGGTTGTGTTGACCTGCTTACATTCTTTGGTAAGCATCCAGGCACAGTACAGGGTTACTTCGGCATATCTTACCCATCAATGAGAGATATATTCTATCCTACGTTTGAAGAAGCGGCTCACATGATGGGATTTACTGTTGTGATACGTGAGGCTAACAAAGAGGCTCATGTATATCGTAACGGGTTTTATTATGGGACAGTTATTTGTAGGTCAATGGATAACCCAGGCTCGATAGTTGGTTTCAAGATATCCAGAGCGTTAGTTGATGAGATTGATGTATTACCAAAGGTGAAGGCTAACAACGCATGGAATAAGATTGTCGCCCGTATGCGATTGAAGATAGACGGCGTTGAGAACAGCATCGGTGTTACGACTACGCCCGAGGGTTTTTTATTCGTCTATTCTAAGTTCAAGAAAGAGCCGACCAAATCTTATTCTATGGTGCAGGCTTCAACGTATGAAAATGCAAAGTACTTACCTGATGATTATATTGATACGCTAAAAGAGACTTATCCAGGTGAGTTGATCAACGCATATATTGAAGGCGAATTTGTCAACCTTACCAGCGGAACAATATACACTGAGTTTGATCGCGTATTACACAGCACTGATGTTACATGGAATGGTAGGGAGCCTTTGCATGTAGGATTAGATTTTAACGTGTGCAATATGAGCGCGGCTATATCTGTAATCCGTGGCGGTATGTGCTACGTAGTAGATGAAATAACAGGCGGCTATGATACGCCAAGTATTATAGAAACATTGCGAGAGCGATACCGGAAAGCGCAAATAAACATTTATCCTGATGCAAGTGGTAAAAACAGAAACGCGCAAGATGCTAGTGAATCGTCAATACACTTGTTGCGCCAGGCTGGTTTTAATGTTTTAGCTAAAAGCAAAAACCCATTTGTAAAAGACAGAATATTATCAGTTAATACCAGCTTTAAGCGTGGCAATGTATTTGTAAATGTATCAGCTTGCCCTGTATTGGCTTCAAACCTTGAACAGCAAGTTTACAATGATGCTGGTGAGCCAGATAAAACGCAGAATAACGATCATACAAATGACGCTATCGGCTACTTAATCAACTATAAATTTCCAGTTATCAAGCCAACTACCAACGCAACACGAATGATAGTATAATGTCAAAATAATTCGGTTAAGCCGATAAACTCATAATCCAAAGGCTTAATATGACCCAAGTAACAGAACCCAGAAAAGAATACACGTACTACTTGCCAGACGTTGAGCGTAACCGCGCAGCGGTAGCGGGAGAGCGGGAAGTAAAACGCGAAGGCGTTAAGTTCTTACCTCCATTAGCGTCAATGTGTTGTGATACGTCATACGATGACCAAAACGGCATGACAGTTATTAATCAAATGGCAGGGCTAACCCTCGAAGGGCAAGCGGCTTATACTAAGTATAAAGCACTAGCCTCTTTTTATGGTGCAACAGGCCGAACGGTTGATGGATTGGTGGGTTTGATATTCTCTAAAGAGGCTGTTTGCGAATTGCCTGCAATTGTTGATTACCTAAAAGAAAACTGTGACAGCAAGGGCAATACGCTCAGGTCGTTAGCTAAAAAAGCATCAACTGAGGCGTTTATCGCGCCCCGTTCTGGCGTGTTAGTAGCTAGGCCGTCAACGCCACAAGGTGCAAGTGAGTTAGATGTTGAGATGAATAATCTACGCCCTAAAATCCTGCATTATAAATACGAGTCGATAATTAATTGGGATTATGAAGTAATCAACAACGTTGAAAAGCTTTCACTTGTGATCCTAAAAGAGCAGGTTACAAAGCGCAAAGGCTTCAAGGTTGAATGCGAAGATCAGTATAGAGTATTGGAGCTAATCGATGGCGTATACCATCAGTCCCTTTACAATGACGGTGGCGTACAAGTTGAAGAAGCATTACCCGTAATCATCAACGGCAACAAATCAGACGAGATACCATTTTATTTTATCGAAGTCGGCGCAGAAAATAAGAGCGTACTGAATGATTTAGTTGATATGAATTTTCACCATTACCAAGTTAGTGCTGATTACAACAGTAAAAACCACTTTAGTTCATTTATCATCTGGTATGAGACGGGCGCACAACAAGGTCAAAATATGCTCATGGGTAACGGCGTTAAATGGTCTAACGTTTCCAGTGATGCCACCTTTGGCATATTACAACCAGACGGCAACAGCGATGCCCTACGCATATCATTACAAGACGACGAGCAACGAATGGCGGCATTAGGCGCAGAGGCGTTAAAGCCTCGTCAAAGTGGCGCAGAGAGCGCAGAAGCTAAAAGCCTTGACCAAGTTGCACAGAACAGCACAACCGCTAACGTGGCGATTACAGTAAGCGAGGCAATAACCAAGGCAATCAACTTTGCTGCAATGTGGATGGGAAGCTCAGAGCTAACAGAATACAGCCTAAACACTGATTACAATCCCACTGGCATGAATGCTCAAAGCTTAACCGCTTTGCTCGCAACATGGCAATCAGGCGCTATTAGTTATGATACGTTTTACGAGAATTTACAGCGCGGCGAGATTGCAAGCGCAAAGCGCACGGCAGAAGATGAGCAGGCGTTAATTGATAATGCGAATACTGGCATGGATAGCGGAATGAGTGAATGACAGATCTAACTATACAGCAAGCAGCAAGACATGGTGTATATGTCCAACGTTATGCGGGTTATTTATCCAACTTGTTTGATCCTTATCTAACAAAGCTACAGCGTGAATTGCGTTTATTAATGTCTGACTTTCCAACAGAGACGAAAGATATTAGGCGCATTAACCGCATGTTAGCTGAATATAAAAAAGCTGCCATCATTGTTTATGGCGAATATAACTCTGATGTTTTATTATCTCAATTAGTGGAATTTTCAGGTGATGAGGCTAAGTGGCAAGTTACTAGCTTAAACACTGCTATCGAATCTGGCGCGGTTAGTGTTGTAACACCATCGGCGGCACAAGTAGCGGCAGCGGTAAGGTCAACCCCTTTATTATTTCCTGATAGTAATGGTGTTAAAATGCTTAACCCATTCATTAAAGACTGGGAAGCTGGGCAGATCAAAAAAGTCGAAGACATCATCAGGACTGGGTTTGTATTAGGTAAAACTAATAACCAGATTACTCAAGATATTGCAGGGAAAGGCGGTTATTTAGATAACCAGGTAAGAAGCTCGATCAAAACAATGGCCAGAACAGCAACAAACCATACGAGCAATTTAGCAATGCAAGCAACGCTTGACGCTAACGACGATATTGTAAAAGGCTATGAATTAGTTGCTACGCTAGACAGCCGCACAAGCTCATATTGCAAAGGCATTGACGGGAAGATATTCAAAAACAGTGACAAGAATAAAATACACCCCCCTTTCCACCCTAATTGCAGGACACGTACAGCGCCAGTGTTAGATAAACGTTATGCGCTAGATGATAGCGTTAATACAAGAGCGTCACGCGGCGTTGAGGGCGGCCAGCAGGTAAAAGCCGACCTGACATATTATGATTGGCTAAAAGATCAAGGCGCACAAGGCGCAAATGGCCGTGCTTTTGTGATGGATATATTAGGCAAGGAACGAGGCAAGCTGTTCTTAGATGGCGGGTTATCGGCTGATAGATTCAAGAAGCTTACGCTTGATGAAATGTTTCAACCGATACCGCTTGATACGCTTAGAAAGAAAGGAAGCCTATCCTTGGCTTTTGACGCTATTGATGGTTAAAGCTTACAGCCTCACCATGATATAAACTTAATGAAAACCAAAACAGGCAATGATAGCGGAGCTATAACCACCATCTTAATTACATCCTTTGGGGTATCTGTTTTATTAAACATTAGCGCAACTATTGCCCATATCAGCATGAATGCGTAACTAATCGCTATGTATGTCATTCTTTATCCTCCGAATTAATCCGCTCAAGCTCTGCAAGTATCTTTTTGCTAACATCAAGCTTTTCGTTTATTTTAAAGTACCAGCATAAGACTTCGCGTAATAACAAAAATACGCCAACTGATATTATTATGATCATTAAGCTGCTCATTCCTTACCCTCCAAACCTTTACACATGCTCAATAATTGAGCCTCTAACTTAACGTTACGACACTTTTTGCGCCATACGTCATACCTAATACCCCAATGCTTGCAGGCATCACATACAGTCCATCCTTTACCGTGAATTATCTCTGTGAATTTACACTTCATTTGATTGACCCTTAACATAGGCAAATCGCCCATATACCAGACCATAACCCATAGTGTTAAAATAGTAAACTTAAATATTAGTGCCAAGCACTCAACTTACCCAAAGGGTTTAACATGTTAAACGGATTAGATAAAATTGAAGGGTTAACGCCAGAGCAAATGGAAGCCATTAATGGCCTCGCTGGTGGATTAATCAGCAAGAAAACAGAGCTTGAAGAAAAGCTGTCGAAGACCAAAACAGTAGCCAATGAAAACCAATCGGCTGTTGAAAAGCTTGCAGCACTTGAAGCATTGCAGCAGCAAAAGGAGTTAGAAGATAAGCAGAATTACGAACAGGCTTTGAATCTTACTAC